TATAAACACTACAACGTGGACTATATTTGGACCGAAAGCTGGTGGGGTGTGGCCAGCAGGCGTATCGCTAGTGGGACCTACTGGAGCTACTGGTCCTCAAGGTGAGCAAGGAATACAGGGTATTCAAGGTATTCAAGGTGTTCAAGGAGAGACAGGTGCAACAGGTCCAGCTGGAGCAGATGGGGCTGACGGACGGACACTTTTAAACGGAGTGGTAGACCCTACAACAGAAGGTGCAGATGGTGACTTCTATATCAACACAAATACTTGGTACATCTTTGGACCAAAAGCTACAACGTGGCCAGCTGGTGTATCACTTGTAGGGCCAACTGGTCCTGCTGGCTCAGGTGGCTCTGCGAACATTAGGTTAACTCAGATAACCATTGAAGACTCAGGTACGGCTGATAGGATAGCGTGTTCTGGTAGTAACATATACAACGGGTACAATATTGCAGCTGCAACAGCTTTGGCAAAGGGTGCAACTGAAGGATACTTCTCACTATCTGCAGATGGTGCTACGCTTACAATAAACTCAAGTGCCTTTTCAGGTGTATTGTTGATGGTAATAGGTATACCTAATATGGTTAACTCAAGCGGGGACGCATTGGCTGTACAGACACAGATTATGACAAATACACTTTATTTAACATTTAGGCGTAATGACAGCTCGAAGGTAGACTTAACAAGTGCTGTTGATGTCGGCTCGATTATATTTGACATCTCATTCATTACAACAAGCTGAGGTACAGATGAACTTCTCAACTAGCTTCAATGAAGTTAAAGCAAGCTATAACTACCCTGAAGGATTAGACCTCCGACCTGGCAGTGAGCTTCATGAATTCATTGTGAAAGAAGTCACAAAGCGAGCTCGGATTAGCAGGGACTCTTTGCAAAACAGGTTTGATGTTTGGAGAGATATTGATAGAACTCTAAACGTATACGTTGACCTTTCCACAGCTGAAAAGGCTGTGAAAGATAAAGATAAGCGTAAGCCTGTTAGCATTGTTGTTCCGACAAGTTACGCTACAATGCAGGTGCTGCTTACATACATGATGGCGGCTTTCCTTGACAACCCTGTGTTTAGGTATGAGTCTGTTCAGGATAAAGATGAAGTTAGTGCAATTCTTCTTCAGCACGTCATCAACCTGCATGTGCGTAAACTCAACGTTGCCCTCGGCCTTCATACAATGTGGAGAGATGCATTTGCATACGGCTTTGGTGTAGCTGTTCCTGAGTGGACTACTGAAGAAGGAATGATTACTGTTGAGCAAGCCAATCCTGCATTTCTATCTGGGTTGGGTGCAGGAGTTGAGATTCCTGGAACTCCGACTATGCAGCGTGTTAAGGGTATTAGGTTTGAAGGAAACAGTCTATCTGTCATTGACCCTTATCATTACCTTCCCGACCCTGACATTCCAATAAATGAGCCTCAAGCAGGTGAGTTTGTCGGGTGGGTTGTGAGGTCGAATATCACATCGCTGCTTCGTAAAGAAGGCTCTGGCAATGGACAAGTGTTCAACGCAGCTTATGTGAAAGCTATTGGAGGGGATAAGCGCAGCTCATATTACGATTACACTGAGTCTGGCAGGTATGACAAGACTGGAATAACAGGCTCAATGAATGGGCAGAAGAATGATTCAACCGACACAATTTACATGTACATAGATATAATCCCCTCAGACTGGATGCTCGGAGATTCTGACTACCCAGAGAAGTGGCTGTTTGCTGTGACTTCTGATAAGGTTGTAACTTCAGCTCAGCCACTCGGATTGAATCATGGGAAGTTTCCAGTAGTTGTAAATGCTCCGGAATATGATGGGCATAGTCTTGTGCCTATATCTAAACTTGAAGTTGTACATGGCTTGCAGGAAGCAATCAACTGGCTGTATAGCAGCCATGTTACAAATGTGCGCAAGGCAATCAATGACATGCTGATATACGACCCAACGCTTGTTAACTCAGACGACTTGAAGAATCCTGAACCTGGGAAGCTTATCAGAATGCGAAGAGTTGCATTTGGGAGAGGTGTGATAGATGAGGCTGTGAAGCAGCTCAACGTGCAGGATGTGACAAGTGGCCATCTTGGTGAGATTGGTATGTTTATGAATATCAGCGACCTTGTTAGTGGAGCTGGTGACCTTGTTAAAGGTGTACGTAGGCGTACTTCGGAGAGAGTAACTGCAACTGAAGTGAGTGGGCTGATGAACGCTGCGTTGTCAAGACTCGAACATGACGCAAGGATAACTGCCCTCCAGTCACACACAGCTCTTGGTGAATTTTTCGCTGAGCACACAATGCAGTTTATGTCGCAAGACGTGTGGGTTAAAGTAGCTGGTGATATGACTGAGCAGTTATCAGCTGAGTTTAAGGGAAGCAGAAAAATAAACGTTACGCCTAGCATGATACAGATTCCTTATGAAGTCATCCCTCACGATGGGAGTATTCCTGGGTCTGGGGATAATCAAGCATGGGTTCAGCTGTTTCAGATTATGGCTACTCAACCTACAATAGGCCAGATGTTTGATATCGGTAGGGTGTTTAAACATATTGCAAGGGGACTTGGTGCAAAAAATGTTGATGACTTTGTACAAGTTAAAACGCAGCAGCAAGTTATGCCAGACCAGACTGTACAAGACCAACTTCAGCAGGGTAACATTGCTCCTGTAACGGAGGTGTTTAATGAGTGAAGATATTAAATATACACAGAGGGATATTGATAACCTTAAAGTCAATCCTGCTTTCAAGGATTGGATTGACACTCTCACAGAACGTCTTGATTCAGTTAGACGGCAGTTGGAAGTTAGCGGCAAGGAAAGCATCCAGCTGCGTGATGAAAGGGGTATCATGGTTAATTTTGTAGCTGGCCATGATTACCTTCAGGGACAGATAAATGAGATAAGATTCATTCTGGCCCTGACAGATATACAATCTGCTGACTTACAGTATGCAGTTGAACAAACAGAGTAAAGGAGAGAGTTATGCCCACCACCGACAAAGTTGATTTGATGAAGATGCTGGATGAGATTCCAGTGCCTGGCAGCGAAAGTGCACCTGACGAAGGTAACGCTGCTGATGTACCTCAGGAGACGCCTCCTGAAGTTCCTGCTGAGCCTGAGACTCCAATCGAAAATGACGAACCTGAAGCAGGTAATACACCTGCTGAAAGTCCTGACCTTGTGGAGTACAGAGCTCGCCTGAATGAAATGGCTAAGCTTGCAATGCAGGCTACGTCTAATCAAGTTGCTCCTGCTGTACCTGCACCTGCTACCCCTGCAGAGCCTATTTCTGACTTCAACCTCACACAGGAGGAGTACGAACAAGCTATCAACTCCCCAGAAGGATTTGCCAAAGTTATGGGGAAGATTCAGAAAGACGCTCGTATGGCTGTGCTTCGGGAGATTCCTGGAGTTGTTGAGAGACAGGTCAATGAGCAGCTTGGTTTGAAAATGGCTGTGCAGGGTTTCTACGATGCGAATAAAGACCTTGTACCTTATCGAGCTGTGGTAGGCCTCAAGGTGAAAGAGTTGGAAATGACACACCCTGAATGGACCTACTCTGATATATTCAAAGTCCTTGGAAAGGAGGTACGCGACTACTTAAGAATTCCCTCTGGTGCGAAGAGTCAACAAACAATGAAGCCTGGCAGCCCAGCATTTCCTTCTACGAAGTCAACGAGGAAGAGCACAGCGGATACTCGCACCCCGCTGCAGAAAGAGCTGGACGAGCTAAGCACAAATAGGAGATAGAAATAATGATGCCTAAGAGAGAAATCGAAGCAGTCGTTGCGGAACCGTATAAGACAGTGTTCTGGACTGTGGTTGCTGTGACTGATATAGTTAAGACTCTTAAGCTGTATGAGACTACCTGTATTGTCAATAGCGCTGCTGCGACTGCTACGCTGTACCTCCCGAACGTTGCGGAGGCGAAAGGCATGACTTACAAAGTCATCCTTCGTGCTGGAACTAATGCTGTTACCATTAAAGATGGGGCTAACTACGCCGCCATTAGCGAGATTTGGGCTGACCAAGCTCCTAACGCCGCTGGTGAGTATGTTGAGTTCTACAGCGATGGTCACAGCTGGACTGTAACTGCTTCTTCACTTGGCCTGTAGGAGGCCCTGAATGTACGCCCTTCAAGCTTGGTTTCTTAAGATGGGCATAGGACTTAACGGTCGGGGTCTTGAACTGAACCGCCTGGGAGGTTCGTATGGTGCCCAGTTGATGGGTGCAGGTACGGCTACCACGCCAGCCTCTATGAGTACTGCAAGTGGTAAAGCGTTGAGCTTTTACATTAATAGCAGTGCAACTAGTGGTGATAATCGTGGCCTTTACCTGCGCACATATTTTACAGGTGTTGGTGGCGGCGGTGACTCTGCACGTATCTTTGCAAGTGTTACTGCAGCTGGTGCAACTACAGTTCATGGACTACATGCTTCTGTTAACTTTACAACTGCTACAACGAGTAAAGTTACTGGGCAGGCATGTGCAGTTCGTGCCACTCTTCAAATACCCAACGGTAAGATGCCGGCTAACGGCACTTATAGTGCACTAATCGTTGAAGCTGCACTTGACGGCGCATCAGCTGACCCTTCTGGCGTGACACAGCTGTCGCTTGCTAGGTTCATCGTCTCAGGTGGTGATGCAACTGCTCGGCGCAAAATCACGAAGTTTCTCACGATTGAAGATGCTTATGATAATGCAGCCGGTATGGTGCTCACTGCGCAGAATGAACCTAATTGGGCTGGCAAAACTTGTCTAATTCGAGTCCTTATCAATGGTGTTGCTATGAACCTTATCGCAGTTAATCCTGCTTAGGAGGTAACGTGAATCAAACCGTTGAAGAAGCCCAAGCGTTGATTGACGCTAAGAAGCAGGAGAACATATCTAAGTGCGAGAAGGAGATAGTTAAAGCACTTGAGAAATATGCCTGTAGTCTTAGTTGGTCTCTTACGCTAACTAATAGTGGGCAAGTTATTCCTGACCTGAAAGTTATTAATAAAGAATAGGAGACAAAATTATGGGTGCATTTCTTGGGATGCGTGGCACTGGTGATTGGGCCACTAATGAGCGTCCTGAAAGTTGGAGACAGAAGATTCTCGAGCTCAGCCCGAACGGAAGCACGCCGCTTATTGGCATGACTTCCATGCTGAAATCGGAACCTCTCGACGACCCGAAGTTCCACTGGTGGACTCGCTCGCTGTCTACCCAAGGCGCTACTGCTACAGGTGTGTATATTGAGAATACGCTGACGACTAAGTATGTGTATGCTACTCACCAAGCTACAAGTGGTATCACTGGCTCTTCGCTGTTTGTTAAGTTGGCTGAAGCAGACGCGAAGATGTTTCGTGAAGGTCATCAGGTAACCCTTCGTGATAGCGACCAGTATACTGTCGACGTTAACGCAAAGGTTGTTGGCGTGACTCTCAACGGAGCAAGCTCCTTCCTGTCTGTTCGTCTGCTTGAAGCCGATGACAATGGGAGCACTCCTGCGTCTTACAACCTTGCTACCGTCGACCGTGTTCTTGTAACTGGTAACATCAACAGCCAGGGCGGAGTTCGTCCCCCTTCCATCCACTACGACCCGACTGAGGTATACAACGTTTCGCAGATCTGGCGTACGTCCCTCGACATGACTCGTACCGCGATGAAGACGAAGCTTCGTACTCGTGACGCTTACCTCGATGAGAAAGCTCAGACCCTTCTTTATCACGGTGTTGAGATGGAGAAGAGCCTCATCTGGGGTATTCGCACTGAGAACACTGGTGCAAATGGCAAGCCTGAATATACAACGATGGGGCTTGTGCAGTTCATCAAAACCTACGCTTCCGCGAATGTGGATGACTACCGTACTAACACTGACTATGCTGGGAAGAGCTGGCTGGAGAAAGGTGATGAGTGGCTTGATACTGTTATCAAGACTATCTTCTCCAAAGTTCCTGACTCTCCCAACGGTCTTGGTGGGGAGAAGCTCGTCCTCTGTGGCGCAGGTGCACTACTCGGTATTCAGCGGCTTGTTAAGGCTCTTGGCCTGTACACGCTGACTGCGAATACTACTTCTTACGGTATCAAAGTTACCACGTGGGAGACTGTATTCGGCACGCTGCATTTCAAGGTCCATCCGCTGTTTAGCTGGGAGACGACCAATGACTACAGCATGCTTGTCGTCGAGCCGCAGTACATCATCTGGCGTCCGCTGGATGATACGTTCTTCAAGCCCGACCCCTCTGACCGTCAGGGCGGTGGAGTTGGTGTTGACGGGAAACAGGAAGAGTTCATCACTGAGGGTGGATATGAGTACCACTACCCGGAGACGATGGGCTACTTCAATGGCGTCGGCTGTGACAATCCGCTGAGCTAAGTTAACCGATAGGGAGAGTTGTGGGGCTCTCCCTTTCACTTATCTGGAGAAAGATATGTCCTTTACCGATATAAAGACATTGCTTCTGGAATCTTCTGGCAGGCATGACTTGGTTGAGTCCAGCGGAGAGACATTCCTTTACAGCCTTGCTAAAGCTGCTACTACTTATCTCGACCTTCACTTTGGTGACGCAGCTGGTATTATTGCTGAGAGTTGGTATAAAAAGGATGTTGCCGCCGGAACTGTATTGCTGGAAGTTCCTGGTGCGAGGATGATTTCTGAGGTGTGGATAGCTGATGTTGATGGTGGGGCGACGGAGCTTACCAAGTCTACGTACAAGGACCTTCGCACAATGTATCCTGAAAAGTCAACTGACGTTGACCAGGGCACGCCGGCGTACTATGCGGTTCTTGTGCATAAGCTTGCTCCGTCGCAACACTCTTTAACATCTGGGTCACATGCTGCGTTTACAGAGGATGATGAGTATAACCTCTGGGGTGACCAGATGACGCAGAAAGCTATTGTTATTCTTCCTCCGCCTGATGATACATATACAGTATCGGTAAAGGGCACTTTTTTCTCTCCTGCTCCGAGTTCAACTATTACGACAAACTTCTGGATTGAGAACCACCCGCTTACATTCGTTCACGCTATCATGCGTGAGCTTGAGATATTCTACCGTAACTTTGAAGGTGCGAAAACATGGGAAGCTGCCATCGCACAAACTTTGATGGGTATAGATAGTGATGTTGCAGAGCAAGCTGCAAGTAATCCAAGTGTAATGGAGGGCTAAGATGAGAGTGCGGAAGTTAATGATTCAGCGCATGATAAATATGAAGCAAGGCAAGCTTGAGTCAAAACGTCGCCTGATGGATGAAGCAATCATCGCTGCTCAAGATAAAGATGCACTCGCTAACCCTCTTGACATTGAATCAGAGGAGGTGCAAAATGCCAGTGAAAGCGGTGGGGAAGAAGATAGTGGAGAAATCAACTGGGAAGGTAGTCGGAAGGTCCTTGTCAAAGGAGAAAGCAAAGTCAGCAGCACGAGCAAGAAACGCAGCAAGACACGGATGGAAACCAACGAAGAAGGTATAGCATGAGGGAATTCTCATTCACCCTAGCCAAGGAGCTGGCTGCTGGATTGCGGAGGAGTTATCGCAACACTCGAAACGCTCCAGGATTGACTACTCTCTTCAACGCTGAAGTTGGTGAGAGCGGTCTTGTTCAGCTGGAAGGGATAACAAATCCATTCTCAGTTGGCACACTTGGAGGGCAAGGGATTGAAGTCAACTGGCCGTTTCCTCGCCTGTTCAGGGGTAATACTGTGACCCTGCTCGCGGACGAAACAAGGCTGTTTGAGGTTGATGAGAGCGATTGGTCCTTAGCTGAGTTGACTGCTTACGGATATGGTGCAGTTGGCACAGCTCTATCTATACCAACCGGTGGAAGTTGGCAGATGCTTGACGCTCATGATACATGGATGCTGATGAACGGAAGCTGTGTCATCTTCAAGTCAGGCCTTGGCGGGGTGAGTGGGAGAAGTGAAGAGATTTACATAAACACAGATGTGCATATTGAGACTGGCTGTTTGTATAAAGGTAGGGGGATGCTAGCTGGGTTTGACCCTGAGAAGTTCTGGAGTAAAGACTGGCTTGCATTTTGGGATGAGCATTCAACTGACTCATACAATCTTGGTATATCAAGAGATATGCCATTCAAAGAGAATTTTGTCTGGTGGAGCACGATAGGTGGTGGCGATTTGTTCTGGATGTTCTATCCAGAGTTGTACATGAGAGGGGTTACTGGCCATCCTGACGGACACACTCCGTGCGACCCTTATATATTCGACCTGTTGCAGAGGAATGAGTGTGGCTTTGCGCCAATGACTTATAGGGGGAGAGTGCGTGTACTTCTGCCGCTTGGAGAAGGTGTCATTGCATATGGAGACGGCGGGTTGACATACCTTCAAGCGGTTAGCGAGCCTGTTCCAACTATGGCAAGACTGCATATGTCTAACATAGGCGTAGCATCAGGAGTTGCAGCGGCTGGAGACTTGAATCAGCATATATACGTAGATGGCAGCGGCTGTGTGTGGCATATTGACGCTAATCGTAACATAACAAGGCTGGGATATGAAGAGTATATTCAGCCTATGTTAAGTGATGACATCCTTGTAGCATACTCGCCTGAGAAGGAAAGGTTTACAATATCTGGAAGTGACCTCACATTTATGCTGACAAAGTACGGCATGTCTCAGATTGACCAGCGTGTTACTTCAATCGTTACTGCAGATGGTACTGAAGTTGGGCTATCTACCGACTTGGGTTTTGATAACTCCCAGTTGCAGATTGTTACAGATACATTTGATATGAACAATAGGGCGATTAAACTAATTAGGTCTGTTGAGGTTCATCTGAGCGATACAGCAACTTGGTATATGTCTGTGCAGTACAGGATGAATAAAGCAGATGCATTTAAACAAACTGTCTGGCGCCAGATAAATAAAGAAGGCTGGGCTGTGATGCCGTGCACTGGAACAGAGTTCCGCATCTGTCTATACTGTGCAGACTACTCGGTTGCAGAGCCTCCTGATAATGTAGTTGTTAAGTGGCAGATGTCAGACAAACGAAACGTAAGAGGTGGATATGCTGGTGCGACTATTGCCGAGTCAGGTGTCGAATAACTGGGATGTTATAGCGGAGACAATCAAACGTTCACTTCCGCCGACACAAGTTTGGGATGACGGTGTGGAAGAAAGATTGTTAAAGGCAGTTTACGATGGCAGGCTTGCTTGCTGGGTTTATGTTAGGGAGAAGGATGTTGTTTGTGTTGTGACTACCACAATATCCACAGACTTCTGCACTGGCCAGAAGACACTATTGATATTTAGCATGTATTCAATCCTTGAGATGAATCAGAGTGAGTGGTTTGCCGGCATTGACTTCCTCAGGAAGCATGCAAAGAGCATTGGCTGTGTCAGCCTTATTGCGTATACGACTAATAAAAGCTTAGGAAGAGTGCTGAGAGAAAAGGTTGCAGCCAATACAGAGTGGATTCTTTTAAAGATGGAGGTGTAACATGGGTGGAGGAGCAGCTGGAAGCGGAGAGGTAACATATCCAGATTATCTTTCGCAGTATCCAGATATGGCTAATGACTGGAGAGGCTATCACTCCCAATTCTTAATTCACATGGCAAGTCAAGTTAACGCGTACCTTGGGAGTGACCCATCAACTGCTGATAGCTGGGATGATGGAGGACTTACTGATGATATTTCTCCTTATGATGAAACTGCAGCGTATGACCCAACTACTGTTGAACTTCCTCTTCTGTCAACAAATGTAAGTACGTTTGCAGCCCTTGCTGCAGCGTACAATGGAAGCACACTATGGAGTGCTGCTGTAAGTGCAGCAGATGCAGCTGGAGGTAACCTTGATGCTATTCCGGACGTTGATAGTCGTCTTGCAACACTGGTATCGGCAATTCGTTCAGTTGTTTCAACTCAGCTGGCTAGCGCTGAGTCCAGCGCTGCTACGATTACGTCAAGTGCTATCACTACCGCACTTTCGCTTGAGTCTGGAACTGCTGTTGCAACACTTATTGAGAGTGCTCAGGAAGACTACGAAAGAGGATTGATGCCTGCCTTCTATCGTAGCGTGAACAGGTTTGCAGGAGGCATGGCTGATATTAATGCAGTTATGTCAAGTTCCTTCGTCATGGGGCTTGCGCACCTTGAGAGTCAGCTGCAAAAGGAAATTGCAAAGTTCTCCACTGACCTTAAACTGCAACTGCTAAATACACTCTCAGGACAGTACCTGCAGTTGTATGCCAACTTAATTGGTGTTGAGATGGATTCCCTTTTGAAGGGTATAAACATCTATGCTATGGCAGAAAGTGATTATCAGAAGAATCGTTCGCTGTTCCTCAATCAAGCTGTTGCAGAGATTATGCAGTCGGAGAGAGTTAAGTACGACTTGTATAAGGCTAGTGCAGATATGGCTACTGATTATATCAAGACAAGCATGGTTGCGAAGAAGGAACAGATTGATAAAGATATTGAACTAGACGTGCTTGACGCAAGGTGGCCGCTTGAGACATTGCTGATGGGTGGTAATTTAGTTGCGTCAATCTCTGGTGCTGCGCATACTGTGAGGTATCCAGAGTCTACAGCGAGGAGTGCGGTTGCAGGAGCTGCAAGTGGCGCTGCTATGGGAGCTAGTCTTGGACCTTGGGGTGCATTGGCTGGAGGAATTATTGGTGGGGCAAGCGCATTTATTAAGTAGGAGGAAGCTATGGAACTGAAGAGTGGTGTTAAGATAGACAGCCTCTGCGCTGAACTGTCCAGCCGCTTGGAAGAGCTTGATAACATACACAAAGTGTACTTCTCAAGCGAGGTTCGTATCACGTCTGGGCATGAAGGGTATAGTGGGGACGGAGTTCATGGAAAGAACTCTCTGCACTACAAAGGGAAAGCAATAGACATAGGTTGGCAGTTTCACATAACCAATGTAGTCCTTTTGTCTGGCTTCCTCATCAACCTCATGCGTATCTTTGATAATCGTCTCTTCGATGTAATGTTTGAGATAGACCACATTCACATAGAATATGACCCACATTAAGCGAGCATTTTCAAATTTTGAAAATGTCCAGATTGGAGGACTTCATGGCTGTTAAAAAGCAATCAGTTGCAACTCAATTCATGCCTACCCCTGAAGAGCTTAAGCTAAGCCCACTTGACGTTATGAGCGACCCGATTAAGTTAGCTGGAAAGGCTGCAATGCAGGAGTTGCTTGGAGCAATGGCTGGATTGAATCAAGGTCAGCCTGATGCGCAGGAAATGCCTGATGATAGGAGTATAGTTGGTAAAGGATTTGATGCTATCGGGAAGGCATTTAAATCTGTAGCATCAGCAATGAGCACTCCTGGCTTCACAGATGCGATGGCGAAGTTGGGATACAATCTTGCGTACGAAGGGTCGCCGCAGAAAGCTATGGGTGCGACTGCGATGGCTTTGTCCGGTCAGCGTAACTACTCAAATTATGTGAACAAGCTGTTGACCGGCCAGCAACCAACTGCTGAAGATATGGCACTGCTTACACCTGAACAGATTACCCAAGGCAGGGCGATGGCTGATACGAAGAAGAAGATTGCACTTGAAGAACGTCAGGTTACAACTGGAGAGCTCAGCCAGAAAGCAAGCCAGGCGTATATGGAGAGGCAGACAGCTGCAATGCCTACTTCGTATGAGGAGAAGCTTACGGGTGAGGAGCGACTCACAAAGTTGCAGGCTACATACAACAAGCCTCATACAGAACAGTGGATTGATGGTAAAGAAATTGTAACGTCACAGTGGAATCCTGAAACGATGGGATGGACTGAACTTAGCAGGGGTATTCCTACTCAGGCTCAGACAGCTCAAATCAGGGCTAGTTCGTCAGGGGGTAAGGGTGGACTTACTCCTGGGCAGGAAATGACTCGATACAGATATAACTACAACAAGTTTCAGAGCGAGCTTGCAAAAGAGTACTCTGGAAAGGGACTATCTATTATGCAAGATGCTAATGGCAACGTTGTTACAAAGTGGGAATCCACAGAAGCAAAAGCGGAGTATATGAAAAGGCTACAGGAAGGAGTCTTGCTAATGCAGCAGCGTGGAGACCTTCCTGGTGTGTGGCTGACGTTTCCTGAGTATAAAAGTAGTGCTGGTAGTATGGATGTTACTGCGTCTAGGTACGCTACTGAGGAAGAGTTAACCGAGGCGTGGAGAAGTGGTGTTATAAATCGTGAGGAAGCAATCAGGATTGCAACTGAAAAGGGATGGAACTAAACATGCCTGACTTCACATCAAAGTTGGACTCGATAGAAGCGAATAGAAACAACTCTTCAACTGGAAAATTTGCGGCTAAGCTGGATTCAATCGCTGCTGCAGAGGGAAGAGTAGTTACGCCTGCAGAGCCAGGAGGCGCAAGTAGTACGTTTGCAGAAAGGCTTGATGCAGCTGGAGACTTCATCGGCGACAATATGGAGAACGCATTGAAGGCTTCCAAGACAATGGCTGGTGGCTTTATGGAAGCTGCGTCTACATTCTACGATGCACTTGACGGATGGAGTAAGTTCATATCTGAAAAGACTGGCCTCGCCAGAAGTGGTGTGTTTGGTAAGCTTGCTGATTATGGCAATAATATAGCTGATAGACTAACGGCTGAAGGTATCAATCCTGAAGATGGATTTGTATCTGCTCTTGCATACCACCTAAACGCAGGTGTTGGCTCAGCCGGATTTGACCTTCCTGCTATGATGGCATTTGGCTTGCCGACGTATTCAGCTGTCACTGGCGGTGGTCAGGTTGCAGGACAAGAAGGGGTTACAACTGGTCAGGTTGTCCGTGCAACTGGAGAGAGCCTTGCTCATGGTATGCTTGTGCATAAAGTATTTAAAGAGCTGGCTCCATTCAGCCGCGGTGTGCAGATGTCTTCAGGCGCCCTTGTCATGGGCGGAGAGACAATGATACGGGAGCTGGAGAAGCCAGTTGAAGAGCGTGACTTCTCCAGGGTAATTGCGGAGACTATCGTTGGAGCCGGCCTTGCGGCTGGGGGTAAGGGAAATGTTACCTTTCGCGAAGGTGTTGATAATCTTTACAGACAGTACAGGGTTGACTTGAATAGAGCTGCAGAGAAGCTCAACATTGATACGAGGGAGATGCAGTACGTTAGAGCAGTTGAGATTGCTAAGAAGGTAACTGCTGAAAAGGCAACGCTAGAAGAAGCCATCGCTGGGTATGAAGCAGAGCTGAAAAAGATACCTGGCATGGCTAAGCAACTTGAAGCGCAAGCTCCTGAAGATTTATATAAGAAGCACCAAGCAGCTGCTACAGCTGGAAAATTTGATATAGAGTTCACTGGCAAAGGTACTGAGGCTCCATCCCAGGCACTTATGGAGAAAGCCAGGATGGCAGTTGCGTTTGTTGAAGCTAGATATCCAAGCCTTGTGAAGCTGTCAGTTCGCGGCTATCAGGATGCATACACTGACCCTCTTGGAGTTGTGCATAAAGGATATGCATTTCCAATACGGTTTGTCTCTAGGCAGGAGTTTATGACTAGACTCGGTACTGACCAACCAACGGGACTACATCATAAAAATTACATACGCCATCCGAAGGTAGCTGGACAGGAAGTTGTAACAAGCGAAGTGCTTGTTAAACTTGATAAAGGTTTTTGGTCGTTAAGCGATAAGCGTAATGGAATTGAGAGGTACCCTGAAATTGGCGATTTAGTTAATACACTTGTACATGAGCTGACACACAGGTCGCAGACGTTTAAGTGGTCTGTATATAAGCTAATGATGACGCAGGGCGGCTATCCTGGGTCAGAGCCTCCGTTTAAACTCAGTGATTCAGTTGTAAAAGGAGGGAAATTATCCCACCAAGAGCTAATGGCTATGCGTACAGGATACAGTGCGAGACAGAGATATATAAAAGAGCTCAACACAGAACTATCTCGTCTCCGAGCTGACCTTGATGCAATGAAGGCTGATGTTGAAACAAAGTTGGAAGCGGCTAAGCTTGAATACAAAGTAAAGTTCTCAACCAGCTCTGCGAAGGAGCAGGCAAAGCTGCTGGCTGCTGAAGGCACACACATGTCTGCCATTCACCCAGGAGATGATGTTGTGTGGCAGCTTGCAGGTGATATTAGGTATTCCAGACCAAAGGGAGACATACTTAGTTTCACTCACTTATACCGCTCGCTTGAGTCGATGCTTCGAGACCAGCCTGAAGCACAGAAGATTGCTGGAGATATTATTGAGGCGCAGCAGAGAGCACATCATAAGATATATACAGTTGATGAAGCTTTCTTTCAATCACTTGAAGGGAGAGTTCCTAAGGGGCGCAGGAAGGACTTGAGGAAAGCAGTTGATGAACTTTATAAGTTGAGAACTACCAACCCTGATAGGGGGCAAGAGTTAATTGACACAGACCCGCTTTATCAAAGTGCTAATGATGTTATAAGGTACTTTGAAAATATGAGGAATGTTGTTATTGAGTATAAGAAGAAAATGTTTCAGCATCAAGTTACAAAGGATATGTATGATGCGTTTATAGATGCAACCAATGCTCCTGAGAACCAGATAGAATCAATAGCTAAATCTTACAATGTTGACCCTGATGCGCTTAAAGTTATTTACAAAGAGTACAGGTCCATTGAGAAATGGGGCATCAACGACTTCGTTACCAACATTGAAGTCGGAAGTTACCGAGTGCTGGATAGCAAAGGCGTTGTTAGGGCGGTAGCACAAACTCGTGCGGAAGCTACTGCTAAGGCCAAGAAGTTGCAACAGCTAACTCCTGCCATTGGACAGCTGACTGTATCAAGTGAATTCAAAGCTCCAGTTGACCCAACTAAGCCACGTAAAGATATTCTGCTCGGTGAAGAAGATATCATGAAAGCCCTGCGTACGTACTCAAGAGCAATACATCAGCGCATTGAGTATGACCAAGCTGAAGCTGCAATGGATAAAGCATTTGAGGCTGACAGGGGGAGTATACTTTACACGGAGAATGTTCGTAAAGCGTTGAAGCAGCAAATGCAAGATACAAGGTTTGTACACAGTTGGGGCGATGAGGTACTTGACCGACTGCAGAAAGGTTTCGACATTGGAGGGAAGCACTTCAAGGGAATGGGTGGGAGACCTCTCACATACACTAGAGTAACTGGAGGTATATCAAATACTTGGGCTAACCTCAAGCTAGGATATAGACCAGTTGCAGCTGCAATTAACTTTATCTCCGGTCACGGGCATACTTGGGTGAAGAATAGTGCAGGAGAGATGGTTGATGCGATTAAGTTTATGCGAACAACTGAAGGTAAGAAATTCCTTGTTGACGAGGAACCTTACCTCGGTCTGGACTTTGCAGCTAGTGAGTCTGGAAAGTTGCACAGTAAGACTCCTTGGTGGAAGCCAACTGGTCTATTTGGTATGCCTGAGCCAGGGATACGTAAACTTTCCATTGCAACAAATTACCTTCATGCAAAGAATAAGCTTGGCATGAGTGAGGAAGCAGCGAGGCAGTTTGCAAGAAGGTCTGTTAGGTTGCAGAACTTCACATATAACACAGCAGCACTTCCACGCTTGCTGCGTACGCCAACAGGTAAAGTTGTTGGACAGTTCAAGACGTACCTTGTGAAAGAGTTAGAATTCCTTCAGGCTCTATCAGGTCCGGAGTGGGGAAGGTATCTCACAATGCAAATGCTTATTGGTGGTCCTAGGGCGATGCTGCAGACGTTGAGGTCAGTTCCACTGCTCGGCCTGCTCGGGGCGTGGGATAAGATAGATGAATGGCTGCTGAAGGATAAGTCAGGTATGTCAAGCGGCTTGCCTGGATTTGTAGCTGGGGCAGATGTATCAGCTGCGGCTAGCTTCCAAGTTCTGCCTGATAAAGCAGTAGATACAGCTGGGCCATTTCTCTCCGATATGGTGAAGACATATACGCAGATGTTTAAACCTATTGTTGGTGGGCAGAGGATTGACATTCGCAGCGCGGGAGACTGGATGAAGGGATTAGCTCCAGTCATGCGTCACTGGGATGCGTTGCTGCAGAGCGCTGTCGGAGTTGATGAGAACGGGCAGGTGTGGATAAGAGAAAGTGCATATCCGAGAGGGATAACAACTCCTCCATTTGCAGCTGTGGGGAAGAGAAAGTACCTCGTCAATGGAAACTGGGATAGGGCGTTGATGATAGCTGGCGCAAGCACACTGCCAAAGGCTAGAGTTCAGGTAGCTGATAGGCTGATGAACAAAGCATCGAAGATTGATAACGACAATAGAAAACGTACAAGTAAAGCTTTCCTAGATGCTATTCAAGCCAACGTTCAACCAAGCAAGAGTGTTCTTGATGAGATGGCTGTACTCATGATGGATACTAATACAGTTGAGCAAGCTATGAAGGTGAGAGAAATGACTCCTCAGGTGAGGGCTGTGTTTTACAATAACACAGTTATGAAGCTGAAGGCGCTTGAACTGTATGATGAGTAAGAATTAACAATCCCCAACTGGACATTTTCAAATTTTGAATTTGTTCAGTTGGGGATTTTTTTGCCTTGACGTTATTCAAAGTTAAGGTCAATTATAACTGGCGGCCCAAACCTCATTGTGAAGTAGGCCCTGTTGCTGAAGTCACTTTCCCTACCAAGTGAATCAAGGTGAGTCATCGTCGCATAAGCCAAGCCATACGGAAATGCAGCTGGTATAAAAGCATACATTGTGTCTGGTGACTGAGGACGAATGTACCAGTTCTTCACATCAAACGTATCTTTGTACGTGATAGTCTGACCGAAGATGTACACCTTGAACCAGTCACTGTTTTGATTCATTCCTGGGAGAAGCCACCTAATTTTAACTGTGCTTCCGTAGGATATGTCAGTTGTATCAGGAACATCAATCTGCCCCATCACCTGTTGGCAGGTCAAGAGCAATATCACCAACGTCAGAAGTGTCAACAGCCTTCTTGCTTTCATCGTCTTCCTCCACGAGTTTAATGAATATCTTTGTTACATACATGAGAGGATCAGCAGACCTTACATTGTGCAGAGCGATTATTGTGTCTGCGATAGCCCTCTGTTTCATGCCTGAGTCAGCAGCCATCCTGACGGCAATGTCGAGATACTTCTTTCTGCAAGGCATTTCCCAACTCTTCTCAAACTTATGCTCGATGTAGAAGTTGCACGTACCGTCACCCTTTCCGCTATGTCTGGTGCAGGTGGTGGAGTGTATCAGTTCGGCCAGTAACTCTAAGTCATACTCGCTTGATAAGATACTCTTCACACCTTCGACAATTTTATAAGCAGGCAGGTCGAGTGTGCCTGCTTTATTTAGGAAGAGCAACACCTGCCTTTGTTTGTTGTCCACTTTTCCTCCGTTGTTTAAAAACCGCCCAAAAATTTCAAAGTCCGCAGCGCCTTTGCAAACCATTGATTTTAAATAATTTACAACGGTGCATTTCTGAAATTTTCACCAATTAACCATTTTTCCCATCGTAAGTTAATCTCACATCACCTCCTTGAATTGCTTCTATTTTAACTTTACCCATCGCGCTGAGTGTTGCAAGCACTCTGTTCAGCCCATCCCTGTCAACATCATTGTAGTGTCGTGCCATTAACTCACTTCTCAGCATGGATTTGTTTGAAGCTATCTCTGTTAGCACCCTTGTTACAATATCTCCAATATCACTCTTACCAATACCAGCTACCACCCTAGGCATGTTGACTTCAATTTCTCTTAGCAGTGCATCAGCCTTGTGCATGTCAGCGACTGTCATTATCCTACTGTCTGAGCGTGACGCACTGAGAATCATGGCCAGCTTCAGCATATGCTTAGGTCTTCGTTCAACATAGCCGGCAAGACGGTCATCGTGAAAAGGTGGATTCTGTTCATACTGCGGATACCACTTTGCGTATTCGTTGAAGAAGTCTTCGTCTATCTTAAACTCCCCTCCCATCATTGCTATTGTGTTTAAGTCGTTGATAATGTCACCACGAAGGTTATCATTAACTTTAAGCAGGTGAGGGAATGGAACACTTTTACCTTTCTTCCCTGCATAGACGAATATCATTCTTCCAGTTAAACCACCACTTGCTGCTTCACTTGTTAAGGTACTGTTTAGCAGTGTTGGAGTTGTACCTCCCAGCATGTTTACCCAGACACCAATGATGCTATTTGTGCCGCTTCCCTTTGTACGATAAGTCCAGCTATCGTCACAGTCATACCAGTCAGTTAGGTCCATGATAAGCTGGCGGTTATCATAGCCGAGGAAGACGGTTAACTCTTTCGCAAAGATTGTCATGGAGCTGTGCGTAATAGCCCTGCCATCTGCAGTTACTGCACTGTATTCATGCTCGTTGAGTTCCTTGATGAGCGCTTCACGTGTTATACTTTCGCTTGCAAGAGGCATACCAATAGCTCGAAGGATTTCCTGAGCTGGATTCATTGCAGTATTTTTACGACACCCACTTGGGCCTACTAAAATAATATACATGTTGGGGTACGTGATAGTATCCCAAGCAAGCCAGCATTTACGTTGCATGACAGCTGCTACGATAGATACAGCGACCCACTTACGGAATACAGCTGGGGCTTCGCTATTATCTGTGTACTCCATGAAACTGTCAATAAAGTCTGGAAGCCTTCTCTCATACATTTACACCTCCGAGTTCCAGATGTTTTCTAGCTGACTGTTAATGGTGCTGTCTATCTTTATGACAGTTGCTTTACCAAGCCTTCTTCCACACTTGAACTCAGCGGGGATGACAAAGGAGTTACCCCGCCAAGTTAGTGGAGTTTCAAGGCTTGTCTTAATCGCGCTGAGGATTGTTGCTATAGCATCCCAACCAAGTGAGACAGGAATTTGGAAGACGATGCTGTCGTGTACTTGATTGAGGAGTTCAACTTTCTGCATGAGTGGGTCTTTGCTATAATACACAAACTCAAGTCCACGCTCATTTATCACATCTGCAACTGTTGACTGCGGGATGAAAGCGTATGCTGATTTGAATAAAGAGTCACCCCACCTATCAAGGAACAGTCTAGTCCGCCCCATTAAGTTGGTGACCTTTCTATCCAAGCCAAGTGCAGCACGAATCCACTCATGGTATTTATGCACGCCTGGGTAGACCTGATGATAGCGGGTGTGTATACGTCTACCTTCATCAAGCGGCATTAACCAGTGCCGGCTAAACGCATCGGCACTCATATCGTAGTTGAGAGAGTGGTTGGATTGCTTTCCCTGCTGACGTTGTTCTTTTGTAATCTCCTCAATGGGCACACCGAAGATGAGAGACGCAGTCGACTTATGCACGTCAGTCTTGCTTTCAAATGCAGCAATCATCTTTGGCTCAGGCGCTATGTATGCAACTATTCGATTCTCCGCCTGCGAAAGGTCAGCTTCAAACATGAGATAGCCATCATCAGCAATCATCTTGTCTTTCATTTCCTTAGGCTGATTCTGGAGGTTTGTTCCAGTACCAAAGATTGTCTCGCTGCTTGATAGTCTTCCAGTATCAGCAGCACCAACAGGATTGAAGCTGCACTTCAAGCGGCCATCTTCCAGTGTGACAGTGTAGTATGTGCCATACGCCTTGCGTAGTCCCCTGAGTTTAAGTATTAGTTCAGCCTCTTTGTATCCCTTCCTTGCAATACGTTGGAGGGCTTCGTCATCAGTTGTGACAGCGCCATCCTTTGTATACGCAGGAAGACCTTTCTCCACGTAGAAGTATTGTGCAACTTGCTTGGGACTATTTGAGTTGATTTCGTGGCCGCAAGCTATGTTCAACTCTACACTAAGCCTTTCGATTTCGGCGAGCGTTTCAGTTGCCAACTTGTTTAGCCCATCAACGTCAATCTTTATCCCTCGCTCTGACATGAAGGAGAGGATTGGAATTAGGCTTACCTGACGCTTATACGTCTCAGCATTGCCAAGGCGTGTTACTTCAGACATTATCTTGTCAAAGGTCTGCATGACAACGATGCTATCCTTGGCATTGTATAGGCGGAAGCCCATCTCGTCTTCACTAATTCCCTTAAGCCAGCGCTTGCCTTCATCTTTGTAGTAGGGCAAGTCAGAGTAAAGGGATGTGATGAAGTCGAGTCCCTTTGGATACTCAGGCATGAGGATACCTTGGGCTACCATAGTATCGTCAATGTTAATAGATGCAATGCCATACTTACGATGGAGGAATGTTGTGTCAAATGCAAGGTTTTGTCCAATTTTAGTTATCGTCGGGTCCTCTAGAATTTTAGCTATCTCATCCCAGATTTGTAGCTCTTCTTCCATTGAAAAGTTATCATCACCACCCTTGATGAATGGTATGCAGATTGCTTCGTCAGCCTTATGAGCGAAGGAAATCATGCTGACTTCACCATTCTTAACTTCAATGTCACACGCAGTGCGGGATGTATTCTGCTGTATGTATTTCAGGTATGCGATAGCTTCATCAAACGTCGGGTCAAGAATGTATGTGCTTTCATCCTTTGGCAACGCTGGAGTTGCGCTGTGCTCAATCGCCCTTTGTAAATCGAATATGATAAGGCGACGATACATATACTGACGAAGTGCAGCACTTGGATGGATGCAAGCAATTACCTTACGCCCAGGGAGAAGTGTACTCTCATACACAGACCCGCGGCGTTTGGTAATCTTATCAGGTATACCTGTTAATGCGTACAGAGCTGTCTGCCCAACTGCAACAATTACGTTGGCTGTGCAGTGCTGCAACTCTGTACGCAGCAGGTCTACGTATTCCCTAAAAGATGGACTTTCAAACAGCTTCCCGCGCTCACAGCTGAAGAATATTGATATGTTGTTGTTAGGTGGACGTTCCTTCACAACGTTTGTGAGGTAGCAGGAGCTACGGTTAACTCCTGCTGTTCTCATACACGTATCAAGGAGACCACCAGCTTGGCCTACGAAAGGTCTACCCATGCGGACTTCTGTTTCTCCAGGGGCTTCACCAACGAAAGCTATTCTGCAATTCAGCGGGCCTTCTCCACCAACTTGTACGTTCATGTACGCCTCCCGTATGAGTTATAATCTCCAGGCTCGCAACTATCAACTCGCACCATGAAAGCGTCTTTGTACTCCTTCGTCAAGTCGCAGCCAACTGCTGTACAGTTTAAGTTGCAGGCAGCAAGGATGGTGTTACCACTGCCGGCGAATGGAGTTACGATGAATCCACCTGGGCCTGTGAATGTTGATAAGATATCCTCCATCATTTCGATAGGGCGTTCAGTAGGATGTATCTTTGCCAACGGTGGTACTGCACGATACATAAAGACATTTGTCCTACCTTTCTTCGCCAACTCAGGATTGCCCTTTCGCATGTAGAAGAACGGCTCCCATGCGCTTCCCATGTAATAGTTAGGTGCATTGGTCTGACCCTGTTCCTTAGCCCAGATTGCAGGTATCATATTACCAACGAAGCCGCATTGAGTAGCCATCTGATACATAGGAGCAAACCAAGGGTCAGGGCCAAACCAGAGGATAAGCCATCCATCTTTCTTCAGCAGCCTATGTGCAGCCATTAATGTACGCAGCATGAATTCAGGATAGTTGTTCGGGTCAACTTCATTGTATCCATTAGTTGACTTGAGGATGGAGTCAGCTTCATGGTCGGACTTCTTCTTCACGTTTAAATCTATCGCATACGGAGGGTCGATTTCAACAACGTCTGCAATGCCATCAGGTTGAGTATCAGCCCAGGCGAAGAAGTCACCAACAATGTAACTGTTTACCAAACTCAGCTTACGTACTGCAGTAGGTTGGGATGAAAGCTTTCGTTGAATAGTTGCAGCCTTCTCCTGCCGCTCCAATGTTGTAGCGATTTTGTTAACCATCTTACGGGCTTCGTCTTTTGTCTTTGCCGTCTTGAGCTGAGGAAGGATTTCCATTGCTTTGTATAAGTCAAGGTCTTGCGATATACTCGCAGGTGACTCACCAAGCATTGCAGCTGTGTCAGTCTGACTCCATCCACTTTTATCCTTCCCAGTTGTACGAGGGCCAAGCTTTGCGACTTGCATGTCGTGAATAGCGTTCTTTAATGCAACCTCTTCCACCCAATCTAGATTCTTCCTATGGATGTTTTCCGCCAGCTCAATAACACGCAGGTCGTATTCAGTCTCATCGCCATCATAGATACGTGCAGGCACATCTTTCATGCCTATACTTTTAGCCGCCTGCATCCTGCGACCACCAGCTGCTAACGCAAACCTATCTCCCCTACGAAATAGTGCAACTGGAGAAATCATCCCGTTGAGTTTCATGTCAAGCGCAAGGGCGGTCACGTCTCCGTAGTCCCTGCGGAAGCGTTCTCCAATGTCAATCTTATCAACGGGTACAACTTCTGCTTGAGGCTCTTTGTTTATCATATCGTTTCTCCCAGTAACTTTAGAATTTCAGCGGCTTCTTCAGGGGTGATTTTGCTTACCATACGCTGTACTGCAGACTTCTCCTTGCGTATTGCAGTCTTGACTTTTTTATTAGTAGGATTGAATGTCCTCCTCCGTTGGCGAGCTGCTCTATGTAGCGCCAGCTTCTCCTCGAAGGATAGCTGCAAAAGGGATGGTTTGAGATTGCGAAGTGTCGCCATTGTCACCTCCACAGTAACGGCGTTTGAGGAATTTAGCAACGAAGTCTACCACACTTGATACTATGCGAATGTCTGGATTGTTTGTAACTCCTCCAGTATCACCCTGCATGTATTCAAGACGTTGCACTATTGCAATGATAGGAACTCCGTATGCAACACAGAGGTTGATTAACTCGTAGACTGCAGTTATCAATGTCTTCATATCACTATCTTTACGAGTGCTGGTTATGCGCAGCTCATTCAACGAACCGTCTGCGTTGTCAACTACGTGGATGTAGAAGTCAAAGTCTCCAATCTCCACATGCACGTTGAGGCCAGTTAATGTATCATTCGTCTCCATTGAAGAGCTCCAGCTGCTTGTTGCCTTTATTTATAATAGCAGCTAAGTTAGGCGGGGAATAGTTGGGGCCTTTGAGGTACTTACCATCTTCACGATAGATGGGCTTGCCATCTTCACCGAGCTTACTCATGTTGCTCCGTTGTACCTCATTGAACAGCTCGTCAACAATATCAGTTAGACCAAATTCAAGCATCGCTCCAACCACAACGTACAGCAAGTCAATCAGCGCGTCAGCTGCGTCTACTATATTTTCTTCACGAAAGCAGGCCTGAAATAGTTCGTCTGTTTCTTCTTCAATAAGTCCAATACGCATCTTTGCTCTGGACATTGGTATAGTTGGAGTATGCAGAATAGGCATACCAAATGCCTTGTGGTTCTCAACAAGTGCTTGCACAAAGGGATTCATAGTATATCCTTCAGATGGAGTTCGCCAGAGATAATCGCTCCAACAACCTTCTCAGGGTCAGCGGTATCCATAGCTTTGTTTAGTTGATTAATAATAGTGTGAAACAAAGGCTTCCGCATCCCCCACTGTATCCGGCCAAGCCCTGCAGCCTGAGAGTCAGTGAGGTCAACCGTCAGCCGAGGTGGAGTTTTGCGGTCTAGCATCAACCCTCCTACAAATAAAAAAGGGACGCTGCTCAATTAAGAACAGCGCCCCTTTGTGGTTAGCGCGACTGTGGTTGGTTAGATGATACGGCCAATCTTATTACTCATGCTGCCGTTGTATTCTTCCTCCTTCAGAATGGCAGTGAAGCCAGTGCCGAGGAGAGGAGAGAACGCAGACGCCTGGTCGGCCTGATTCACGAAGGCCTCATACGCAGACCGAAGACAATTCATCAAGGTCTCTCCGTCAACATCGAGAGCCTTGCTGAAGTTCTTCAGATAGCGCAGCTTGCGGACTTCCTCGTCAGAACTGTCGCTGTCGTTCGGGAGACTGTAATACGTGACGACAGGGAAGGCGTTCGGCTGCCCGTCAATGGTGAGGGTGACCTTGAGGTTGTGGCGAGAAGGATCGTCGTTCTTTTCCACAATAGCAGCGGACTTGAACGTCAGGTGGTACTCGCCAGCGGGAACTGCAGTCTGGTCAGGAACGTCAGCCAAACTCTTGTCGAGGAAACTAGGCATGGTATGCCTCCTTTTCATTTGTGTTACGATAAGCGAACATTTTCAAATTTTGAAAACGTTCAGTTGTTTAATTTACGGTGGAGCTTAACTGTCAGGTCAATGTCAGCAAGTGCATCATGAAGCTGTGTTTCATCAAACTCGACTCCGAAGTACTTTGCAACCGTGGCAAGTTTGAAGTTCTCCAGCTTCGGTCGGTCCTCTCCAATCACATCAGCAGCCTTTTGCATGGTGCAGATAGGGGGAAACCAGAACCAACTCCCAAAGTATTTATCTCCCATCTTCAGAAACCACTCTCGGATAAAGTCAGCATCGAAGTTAATGTTGTATCCGAGGAGGAGCATTTTATCTTTGGGATTGTACTTGTCGACATATCTTCCAAGGATTTGAAGGAATAGAGCCTTTGCTGCACTTGGAGCGATGAACAAGTCTGACTCAAGGTCTGCAAAGGTATAACCATTCACCTCAAGGGCTTGCTTCTCAACTACGTCGCCAGGGAGCGGCTTGATATGGATGTTGAAGCGGTTAACTTCTTCATCCGTATCACTGAAGATAACTCCGGCAATCTGTATGAGAGCATTTTTCTTCTCGTCGACACCAGTTGTCTCTGTGTCTATGAAGCACTTGTAGATGTCACACCTCCTTTCAAATTCATCTTATCACTGTACGGCAAGCCTGCTTTCTGCAGGAGTTTTTTAATGTCGGGCTCTTCTTCCACTGCAAACTTACCAGCTCCAATCTGTGTTGACGCACGGTAGATACCCTGATGGTCTGTGAGGAGTACACGCTTCATGTGGCCACTTGCATCTTTTTCCTGTTTGAGGATGAGGCAGTACTTCTCGCTGAACAGAGGTGGTACGATTGTGCGGAGACCTTTGTACGTGTAGAGTTCAGCCGTGATTGCACCTGTGAGTTCATCCTTAACCGTTTCAAGGTGGCCGGTCAAGATGAAGATGCAGTTCTGGCTCGATATCTGTTTTATGAAAGAGCGAATTGTGTTGTAGATAATCTGATAATCCTGGATAGCAGGAAGGTTATCCGCCCTATTGCGCGCCATAGCAGTTGCGTTTGTCAACGCTTCTATTTGCGTAGTGAAGGTGTCTATTCCATAAGTCGCAAACTCATTGAGGAAGCCATCGGATATGTCCTTCTCAATAGTTGTCTCCCACCTTCTGTATTCAGTAGGGCGCTTTGACGACTCATTCCAGAACTTCCGAACGTATATCTCTCCTGGATGTTCCTTCATGTATGGCTCAAGGATGAGTGTTCCCTTAGGGTCGAAGGAGTCAATGAGTACAGGCTTCGGGCAGCTCTTGAAAAGAGATGTCTTACCAACACCTGGGAGAGACATGATAAGCGCACTGAATGGAGTTGAATCACCATCACCTGAATACATTGAGTCTATTTCAGCCATTCGCTTTTGAACGTCAAGCACTTTTTATCTCCTTTCTGTTGTATGCATTAATATAATTATTTACTTCCTACAACTTCCCTGATGACTGTGAGAAGGTCAATGTCTGTCTGAATAAGACTGTTTATTGCAACTTCCTGGTCAACGTTGATTGTAGCTTGGTCAGATGCAAGCGTTGCCATCCTGAGAAGGCTGCTTTGTAGAGAGTCAACACGAGCTTCGAGGATGGTAACTCTCATATCCGTTGTCAGCCTTGACCCACCTTCAACACGCTTTACAGTCAGCATGAATACAAGTACTCCGGTGAGCAATGCTATGATGATTTGCCACTTGTACATCTTGATAACTTCCCACCACATTTTGTACCTCCTTGTTAGTTTGTTCTCTCTTCGCATCACATAGACAGATGGCTATAATAGTCCAGAAGATTGTGAAGAGGATGACTTTCAACAATTCACCTGCTGTCAATGTAAACACCTCCTTTCGGTTTGGTAGTGGACATGGTAGGGATCGAACCTACAACCTACGGATTATGAGTCCGCTGCTCTACCATTGAGCTACATGTCCTGCTGCTATTCAGTCTCGCCCTTCTCCATATCTTCAACCAAAGGCAAGACATAGTTCTTAAGGTACCAATCGTTCTTGGCCTCCATCTTGTCCAGCTCTCTTTCGGCCCAGTCCAGCATGTCTGCGATAGTGTATGGCCTGCCGGGGACTCCAGCGGCGGTCATTCTCTCGTTAATTGTCATGGGCGGCCTCCTGTTCTGTTACCCATACTGAGTCAAGTTTCATGTCTGTACACCACGCTCGGTTAAAAAATACTATACCAGAACTATCTGGCTTTGGTGCTTCTGCAATAAACCCAAGCGCCTCATCGCGCGAAGCAAACTCCAACTTGTGATAGGTGGTGTCACAGCGCCAATGACATACCAGTGTCATAGTATAACTCATGCGCCCATACGGGTCAGCTTTTGGTGGCGGCGAATAGCTGACCCATTGAATAAGCGTCCAGATAACGATGTATTTCCACATAATTAAGCCTCCTGTTTTGGGCTATTTATAAAGAACATCCCATAAGCCACGAGCAAAAACGCCTTGCTCATTGTGTTCCAGCCATGTTACAATGGCTTCTAACTTGCGCTTATATTCAGTATAGGTAGCCTCCCGCTCCTGCGCGGCTGCGAGCTGCTGCCGCAATTCGTCGGCTTCATCGCTGTACTTTTTTGCCCACCTGGATTCACTATCCCGCTCGGCAGTCATGGCGGCAAGCTGCTGCTCAAGATCTGCAATGCGGGCATCCAGACGCTTGCAGTCCTCGGTATAGTCAAGGCGGCGAGTGACAATATCGGCCTCAAGCTCAGTGATTGTGTTGGCAGCCCACTCATGCACGTCAGCAAGAGTAGTTAGCACTGTCTGTTTACCCGTGCTGCTATACATATCTAGTAACTTATCCACCACATCCTCCTTTTCACTCTCCGTGCGGTTTTCACCGTCCGGTGAAAATGTAGGCGGCAGTAGCGCCGGAGCCTGCGTCTGGACTCCGGTCTTTGCCCGTTTACGCTTCAGACTTGCCGCTGCCGCCTATGTTTATCTCACCTCCACCACTTCTTTCCCACTTTCCTTCGCTTGGTCAGCAGGATTCCACCTGTCCAGGATAAATCCAAAGGGGACTTCATCACACCTTTGAAGGGGATTAGGCCAGACTGTACAGAACGCATGGTAAGGGCAGACACGATTGTACTTCGTACAAGCTTCCGTGTTGCGCCTGAAGCAGGGCATTACCTTTTCATCTGTAGCCCCAGGAGTAAGCATGGCGTCGAAGTTAATCTTTAGTTGCGTAATGAGTCCACGGGTATCTTGTAGCCAAGCCTGCATCATGTCAACAGACGGACGAACATGCACTCGCTTGAAAGCAGGCCCGCTTTTACGAAAGACCGAGCCATTTACAACTATTCCATATGTCTGCTGAAAGCCGTACATGCAGAGCAGTACATGATTGTATAAAGAAGTCTGCATTGACATAGCCCACTCTGCATCCCATGTAGCTGTGTCCATCTTAGTCGTCTTGTGCTCAAGGCAGAACACACCACGGTCATCTGTACACACACTATCCAGGCGGAAGTGAAGCTTATCTTCATCAGTCACATTGACTGTACCGTATACTTCAATGTGGTTGACTTCAAATGTGTCTTCCTTGCTGTACTTCTTCACGTACTCAATTATTGTATCAAGCGCATACCCAGGATTCTTCGGAGCACGTTCAATGTCAGTCTCAGGGCCGAATGATGTTCTGTAGTAAGGAAGAAACGCATCGTTTATAGCTGACTCAAAACTTCCATAGCCATGCTCAAGGATGTGAGCCATTGCCTTATGCCATGCTTCCCCAAATACAAGGTCGTGCTGAGGGTAGTCAAGACGCCAGCCTAATACATACTCAAAGAAGTATTTCCGAGGGCATGTCATGTACGCCTTGAGTTTAGAAGCGTCATGGATATGCCAAGTTGGATGTTCAAGTTGCTGTATCATTATTCCTCCTTGTTGCACCTTGTGAGTTAAGGCCGAGTGAGCGAGAGTTGCTGTCCCACAACTTATATACCAATGAGAGGTATTCAGTTGCGATGTTTAGCTGAGTTACTTCAGTAGATGATAGCGTCACGTTCCTCATCACTCGCTGCATGTTTGACAAAGCGACCAAGACTGTCCCTTTGGCGAAGTTTCGCGAGCGAGACAATTCTTGCAACGGACTCGCGGACTTCCTCTTCCGTGTAGGGCTTGGACTGTTTGACTTCTTCCTCATTATAATTTCTCCTTATGAGTTCGTATACCGCAAGGAATACTGATACAGACAGGTATGCTAACCAAAGAACCATTGCGATACTTTCGATGGTTCCCTTGAGGGAGATTATCCTTGACAGGAAGTCAATGAGACTTATCATAATCATCCCAGTTAACACTGCGGCTTTTGCGATTGTTCTTGTGTACATGTATCCTCCAGTATCAATTTACGCTCGATGTAGCGTCCGTCTTTAAACATTAGCAGGTTCAACCTACCATGCTTTGCGGCAAAGATTGCGCATGCTACACTCTGCATGATGCTTAGTCCAGTTGGAAGGATGTAATCAGTTGGAGAACTGTCTGCCATCTTCTCTTTGAAGATGCGGTGCATGTGGGCTACTGAGTAAGGGTCATAAGACCCATCACTGAGGTAGACAAGTTCACCAAAGCGGAGGGCGTCACTGAAGTCATGTGCGCTCTTGTTTATTACGAATATTTTCTTCATGGTTAGGCCTCAGTAGCGCCGTCATCACAGTGGAGTGAGTAGCGCTTTTCGGTATGCTCAGGGATGAGGACATCTTCTTCAATGAGACTACATCCGGCAAGCTCTGCGCCAACAATACTCACCTCGAACCTATCAATATATTCAGGCTCAGGAGTTGCCATGCGTACAGTTAACTTTCCAGGGATGTCGCTTGAGCACTTCTCAACGGCTTTGAAGTTGATGAGTTCCAGGGCGTGAATGACTCTCTTTGTATCTTGAGGATTTGTGAGTAGGATTGTTGCACAAGCATTTGTATCAAAGGTGTACAGGTTGTACAATGTCACCCTGCATTCTACATCTGAAGGTATTGCCAACTTCAGCTTATTGTACAGGGCGATACGCTTGCTTTGATTTTTATAGACGATGGCAACGGCTTCGTCTACGTTACTTAGTTCAGTGAAAACTGGCATGGTTATTCTCCTTATATGTGTGTTTGTGTTGTTTAAAAAAAGAGGCCTGCTGTTTAGGCAGGCCCCTTTTTACCGGAGCGTCTCTCAGATGGATTACTTTGCAGCAGCAGCCATCTGCTCCTTGAGTTCGGCGATGAAGGCAGCCTTCTCTTCCGGAGTCATGTCGGCGAAAGCGTTGAGGGCTTTCTCCTTCTTCGTCTTGCCCTTGCCGGCAGCACGATTCACGACACCGAACTTGTAGGCGTCAACCTTCGCCTGGATCTCTTCCTGCGTTGCGCCGCTTTCCAGAGCCCTGCGAACAACACCCTGGATTTTGACTGCAGCTTGCTGAGTGAACACTGCATAGACGGCTTCCGCACCGAACAGGTCAACGGCGCCTTCGAGGGTTCCACCGAAGTCGTAATTGACAGTACATTCCGCGCCACTCTTCGGCGCCTTGGTGGTGATGGTAGGCATGATGCCCTCCTTCTTTTGTTTGTTGGTGAGAGGACAAATTCAAATTTTGAATGTGTCCAGTTATTAAATTTGCGCCCTGTACCTCAACCAAAGGACCAACGGGAAGGGATGGAAAGGCCTTGGGGCGCATGTTCTGCAGATGTGTGCTGACTTCACCACAAGCGCTGCGGATTGAGTTCAGCTTACATGCTGCAAGAGTGGTGGATTAAGATGATGATTAGTGCGATGATGATGTACGGGAGTAATGTGATGATTAACTTCTTCATGAGTGTTGGTCCTCGGTTTTTTAATTGTTACATTGAGAATATACGAAAAATAAATGACAAATGCAAATGATTTTTTTATTTCTGCTGATAAAAAGGTCAATTATTTTCCGCATGCTGTTTGATTGCATTTAGCTCTACCTTAAAGAATGGGCTGCGTTGGGGAATTAGCTTGACTGGCCGCAGTGGAATGATGTGACTTGCGAAGTGAGCCTCGATATTGTGAGAAGCCATGTTGGCAGACTTCATCCTGCAAGGATACACAACATGAGTTGGAGTTGACACTCTCCACACTTCAAGGTGCAGTGAAAGGCCAGGGTCATTGTAAATGCAGTGAGCGGCATACCTGTTGAGGTGCTTGGTTTCAGTGAAGATAAGAAAGCGCCTGTCGAGTTCGGTTACATCTCTTCGCATGGGATGCTCCCTTAAGATAACCTCATCTGTATCAACAAGGCAGGGAACACCATACTCAGTGTGTACCAAGATGTATGCATATCGTACGTCTACAAGACGACTGCCAGTCATTGTGAATCTTTCACTTCCGTTTATCATTCTTTTCTTCCTCAATCATATCTTCCAACTCACTGATTAAACGGAGGGTTTTTGCAGAGTGTGCATCTGAAGCGTACTCCACAGTGTATCGCTTACCCTTTACCTTATGGGTGTAGAGTTCAAATGGTTCTCCTGCGGGCCAGAGGATGGCATGGCAGTTGAAACCGTCCCCTACCACAATGTATCGCTTCTTTGCTTTAGTCATCTCCATCTGTACCCTCCAGGGCTTGTAGTGCTTCGTTGAAAGCGTTGGGGTCAACTACCTCAGTTTGCACAGACAAGTCAACAAGGCCCAGCTGTGCTAAGACAGTCTGAGCCTCGGAGTCTGTGCCAACCATAGGGAAGCCACTCTTCACAATGCTGTTAGCAAGGATGTCAATAGCATGACTGATTAGGCGACTTTTGCTAGACGGCGCCTCTCCTTTGCGTTTTAGCCAGAGGTATATTGTTGCGAGTGACTTTTCATTCACCCTAGTTTGAATGGCACGCTTACTCACCTTTCCTCCTACATGTTAGGGATATGAGGAAGAGGAGTGGAATGAACGTCATCGCAGACTGCAACGACAAGTATGGCGCAGTGAGGAGTAGGGAGAATCATGACACTTCCCAAATCCTTCAGCTCACCCCACTGGTCTTCTGTCATGCAGCTGGATATGCCTTCTTTCTCAAGCCACTGTGTGAAGTGTTCTACTGTTGCGACTCCAATCGGCTTGAAGATGATGTGGTCGGATGTGCAGACCACGCTCGCATAAAGTTGAAGTTTCATCGTGACTCCTTATTCAGGTTTGTACTCTCCGATTTCAAGAAGGATTGCTGCTCCGCACATTACATCGATAGGTTCAAACTCAAGATGCAGAGCATGGTGAATGAGGTATCTTCCAATTTCAGTTCCGCTCATTTTGAGGAGGTTGGTGTATATGTCTGTCAACCGTGACTCTCTGTCAATTTCGTCGTAGTTAACAAGCAGGTTGGCGTTACGCAAGCGGAAGATTTGAAGTAGGGGTTCTTTGAACTTGGTTGCGAAGACTCTTGATTCATTTCTGTCTGCATTGAGTGTGTCAACAACAGGGTCGAAATCATCTTCATCAATGTTGAAGATAATCTCAAGTGCAGCACAAGTGGCGTCATCTGGAGCATGCTTTCTAACAATTGAAAGCATCTGCTCCTCTGTCGGCTCATCTTTAGCCTGCCCAAAAGCTTTGGCAAGCATCTCTCTGAACTCTTTCTCATCCATAACGCACCTCACTAATTAAATTAGTTTGGGTTACTGCTTATTGCAATCAGCCCAAGACACTTCTCCGTGTTGGCAGAAGTGTTTCGCCTTGATAGGCTCATCAGTTGGGCGGAGAAGTGAACAAATTCAAAATTTGAAAATGTCCTCTTATTGTTCAGCGTATAGTATTGTCATTCCCATAGGTTTTATCCTGTGGTCAATGTAGTAGCTAGGCCTTCTGTGGCAAAGAGCAATGAATGATATACTTGCTCCATTTCGTCTAGCTGCACTTTCTACTCTCTCAAACGTGTAACCTTGGCTTATGAAGTCATCTACAAATACAATAAACTGCGCTTGCTCCAATGCGAGCTCGTTGATTATAGATGATGAATGGTGTCCTTCTTCTTCCTTATGCACAAACACGGATACGAAGTCAGGCCCATCACTTTCAACAGCACAAAGAATCGCACTTGCTATTGCACACCCACTTGAACCACTGCAAGCTAATGCGACTAAGCAATTTGTTTTAGTTTCACTCCTAAGCGTGACTTCATCGCAGATTAGCTTGTAAAGCCTCCTTCCGTAATCAGGAAGATTCGCTCCGTACAGCGTCGACTCATAAGTAAACGACATGCGGCCTCCTTTTGTGTATCTTTCTGATTGTTATTAAAGTTTGCCCAATACCACCTGTGCAAAAGCACAGATGGTTTCGCCTAGTCAAGGCTCGTCAGTTGGGCTACTTCTGTTTAAGCATGGAGTTGAGCTCTTTCTTCACACGCCTTGCGACTTCTCCTCTCCAAGTTTGAGCATTGGCTAGGAAGTATGTAACTATCGAACTTGCGTTTTCAGCACCATACACACTGCTCATATCAGTCAAGCAATGCATCGCAGCGATATACGGAACTGCACCGAAGTATGGGTCCTTCCAGTCGGCACGTATCTCATGCGCAATCTCATTTAGTTGTCTAGGCATTGTCGTAACTCCTTTTGAGTTAGTTGAGTTCTCCACCCATGTTGTTAATGTTAAGGGCGACCTCAATCTGCTTCTCCACGAGCTGATTGCGAAGTTTATTGCACTCGTTGCAGAGAGCTTTGATGACAGACTGAGCCGGCATCTTGGCTGTTATCAGGACAAGTGTGGCAATGGTAGCCATACGAACGAAGCTCTGTGTGTCACTGAAGGTATCTTTTATCTTCTCCATGTCGGCGTGGAAAGATTCTTCACTCAAGTCTTCGTTACCTTTGCTTGCATACTTGTCCATGACCAAGATAATGTCCGTGAACTTGGTGTAATCTGTGTGAACATAGTGGTCAACCATGTTCTCAATTTCTTCCTCATTCATTTTGAATCTCCTTCTGATAGTTTGTGCTTGTTGCATTATTTAAGGTAGCCAATACACTCCTGTTTGCAGGGCAGGAGTGTTTCGTCCTTTTGGACTTATCAGTTGGCATTAATCTTCAGCATACGCCTCAGGCGTTTGATTAAGTCATTCACGCTGCTGACGTGGCAATAGCTAAACGTTCCGTTCTTCCGCTCTCTCCACAACACGAGGTAGCATTCGCCAATCTGGACGTAGATACTTTGATTGATGTGAACTTCCGCATCGTAGCAGTCATCACCTTCACGGTGAGATATGGTGGGTATCCCTTTGTCGGTGAGAAGCATGCGCACAATTTCTGCTTTCATGACAATCTCCTTTTCACTTCTTTATGTACCCCTTAGGGCATACGTTCCAGAATTCCGGTGCAGCTCCACCACCGGCTAGAAATGCTTCTCCTTCATTCAACAAGGCGAGCAACACTGCTTCCTGCACAGATTCATCCCAATCGTTGCAACTCATAAGCTCACCAACTGTAGTTAATTGATAAAGTTTGGTGCATTCTTTATCTTCATAGACTCCAACGGGAGCATCTGCGTTGCGCTCCAGGAATGTCAAACGACCTTGATTGATGTTCATCTTGCATCTCCCTTCATTTGGTTAAAAAGCGAACAAATTCAAATTTTGAATTTGTACAGTTAACGCACAGCACAATATACGAAATATTTCACACAAATGCAAATGAAAAATGCAAACTATTGAAAAAACATGCAGTTGCCACACACAACAATTCCCACATTAGTTACAACGTAGGTTTCGTCACATTCATTACAACGTAGGTTTCGTTACATCCCATTCCAAAAACCCCATTTTGAATCTCCTCGCTCATCCTGATTGTATCACTCTGTTTAACAAAAGGAGTGAATGGGAGAGTGAGTGTATTTCTTTTTTTCTTTCTCTCTTTTTTTTTTTTTTTTTTTTTTTTTTTTTTTTTTTAAGAGAGAGACAAACGTATACGTTTAGCTACACATACGCAGAGATACACATACGCATAGCTACATGCGCAGAATGAGCGAACACATTCAAAATGGGATATTTTGAACAGCACGTGACGAAACCTACGATGTATACAAACATTACATTGTATGCGTGTTAAATTCAATATTTGCGTAAATGTGGGATTGTGCAGAAATGATGAGTAGGCGAAATTTCAACGTGTGCAGATAAAGGTGTTCAAAAATTGAACACATTTTAACTCATTCCATTGATTAGAGTTAACCAATGCTCGTTGTATAATAGAACCCCCGGCCCCTTTTTGAATCCAGACCATTTTGAATTTGTTCCCTTTTCACCGTGTAGCAAGCGAACACATTCAAATTTTGAAAATGTCCAGTTATCACAACGCAACGCAGTTGCACAAATGCAGACGTTTGGGCGTCTGTACCATTTTCATAAACGTCTGTTGGTGCAAAAAACGTTTGGGCATAAAAAAAGGTGTTCATTTGAACACCTTTCGTCATTTGGCGTGTTGTGTTGTGTGTTGTATCTTGTTTACATTTCGGCTAATTCAGCAAGAAATCTCGCTTTTTCTTCTGGTGAAAGCGACTTCACGTATTCACGTGAGATTTGTCTTTTGGTTTTTCCAACCCTTTCTCCGGAAAAGAAATTGGATACGTTAATTGTATAATCCGGATTATTCCGCATCCAATCTTCGCCATATTTGCGGAATCTTGCTTGTGCCCGTATAACCAGCGTTTCAACCGCCCATTGAAAAACTTTTGCGATTGATACACCTTTGAAATTGAACACAATGTTCATTTCGATTTCGGATGTTGAGGCGGTTTTTTCAATGATACATTCCGTCACAACATTGTTTTCAATGGTGATGTTGTCAATGGTTTTCATGTTGTCCACCTTTTTGATTTATGTT